GCGAAGTATTCCGTCGCCGTCTGGATCTCGTTCGGTGCCCACTGGAGCATGTAGGCGAGATCGCCAATCCCGCCGGCCGCCCATTCAGCCGCGCTTCCACGGATCCGATCCTTGCCGCCGTCATTTCTGGCCTTATAGGTGAAGCACGGCAACGTCGCAATGTCGTACGCGATCGTCAGCACGCCACAGCGGAACGCCGAGAGCGTCATCGCGAGATCTGGCGACACCTCGATCCCCGCCGCGTTCAACGAGGCGGACCACAGATCAGGCAGCGGATCGCCGCTCCAGAATGCCTGCGTGTAGTCCTGAATAGCTGAGGCGCGCATCCGTCTCGGCGCGAGGCTCGTGACATGCGAGTGAAAGCCCATCAGGTTTCCTTCCGCCGCACGACCACTGCCGGTGGACGCTCAATGAACGGCCGGCGAGACGGCAAATAGAGCCAGAGCATGACGGCCCCTGGCACGAGACACGCCCCAGGCTGCCATACCTGCCAGCAGCCAGCCGCCAGTAAGCCGAGCGCGGTGTAGATCAGCGCCTCTTCCACCCCGATCGCTTTCGTCAGGGCGGACCAAGCGGACCAAAGCGCCTTACCGAACCGGGACAGCGCCATCTCCATCCTTTCGCGGCATTGCCGGCACCCAGCCGCCGGGTGTCCAGATCTTCGCCGGCTTCGATTTCTTCGGCCGCGGCTCAGGCACGAGCGTCGATACACGAATCGCGTCGATGAGCGCCACCACCCCGTCAATCCGCTTCCGTTGATTGAGCTTGATCGGCCGGATATCGCCCCACTTTGTCTCTTCCTTGCCGACGTTCGAGACGCACCAGTTCATGACCTTGTTGTTGCCGTGGCGAATTCGCCGCGCCATCACGAGCGCCTCGAAGATCTTCGACGGCTCAGAAAGATGCCGGAACCCCTGCGGAATGTCGATGACCTTGTCCGGCCCAAAGTGTGACTGTAGGCGCGTCACCATCGCCGCCGCGTTCGACGTGTCGACCCCGACCGCCGCGATCCGGAATTGCTTGGTGAATTCCTTCAGAATCGTGTCAAGGATTTCGTCCTGGTCCACCATATTTCCGGTCGTCACGCGCAAGTGGCCTTCTTTCCACCACTGCGTGAACGGCACCCGATCTTCAGACTCCCTGGCGGCCATTGTTTCTTTCGGCATCCAGAAGAACGTCAAAAGGTCGTAGCTGCGGTCCAAATTAAATGTGCGCCGCGTGTCCGGCCGCTCGTGCGGCTGCTCACCCTGCCAGTCAGGACCGAGGTCGACCGCAATCGCGGCCTCTTCCTCCTGCCGCGGGAACAACAGATCGACCGCCGTCAAGTCGATCTTGCTCGACACATCGACCCCGACGTAGCACACCCGCCCGATCAACGACGCGATCGAGAGCGAGGGCTCAGCACACGCCGCCCATCTCTCCGTGGGGATCCAGATTGTTTGCTGGTCGGTCCACTCGCAGAAATTCAGCCGGCGGACGATGTTCCGCTTGCTCGGCATCGCGACCGCCTCGGCAACCTGCTCACGCAGATATTGCCAGGGTATTGACACCCCGAGATTCGGTGCCACCTTCAGCCAATGCGGCCCCTCAACGCGCCAGTCGTCGCACGCCGTGCACCCTTCCACCGGGATCAACTTCCCAGCCGCCACATGCTCAGCGCACGGGTCCAGTTGGCAGACGTAGGCAAACCATTGGTCGTTGTCGATGACTTGTTCGAGCACCTCCCGCGACATCTCGTGATGGTGCCAGCACACCGATTCCCGGTCATACCCGGAGTTGGTGATCTCGAGGATCAACGCGCTCCGCCGGCCCTTAGTCCCTGCCCGCATCTTGTCGACTACGATCGACGTCGGATGCTCGTGGAGCTCGTCTACCAGCGCCCCGTGCACACGCTTACCGTCCAGACCGCGCTTTTCCGACGACACCGGCCGGAAAAACGACCCTGTCTCGAGCACCGCCAGGTTGTTGACCTTCCGGTCCACGAGTTCGCGGAGTGCCGGCGAGGCCTCCACCATCCGCTCCGCGTCCGTAAACGCCAGTTTGGCCTGGTCCTTCCCGACCGCCGCTGCGTAAATCTGCGCCCCGCGCTCACCATCGGCGACCAGTAGGTAGAGCATCAACCCGGCGCCCATCGGCGTCTTACCGCTGCCCTTCGAGATTTCGACGTACGCGGTCCGGAAGCGCCGGTGCGCTCCGGCGTACCAGCCCATGAGCGATCCGACGATAAACTGTTGCCACGGCGCCAGCAGGAACGGCGATCCGCCCGCCGGCACGTCCTCGGCCTTGTCGGTGGTCGTCTCTTCCGGCAGACACAACACCTCGGCAAAGAAATCAATCGCCCGTTGTGCCTCATCGGGACGCCACGACAGCCCCCGAGTCGACCCATCGTTCAGATCGCGCAGATGCCGCGCGCAAGCCAGTCGCACCAGCCGGCCAGCCACGATGGCCCCCAACACGACACTGGTCGCGTAGGCCGTCACAGGGTCCATCGACGTCTTTTTAGCCATCAGGCGCGTCGCTGTGTGAACCGGCTCAACGGATTCACCGGCTTGGCGGATTCTTCCTCGGCCTGATAGATGGCTTTCCCGAGCGGCCGCAACCCGAACGCCGTCAACCCGTTGTCCACCCGTTGGATAATCCCCCGGTGGTCCGCCCCAGCCTTCTCATCGGAGAGCCCGAGCGCGCGTTCAGTCACGATGTTCCGGCACAGCATCTCGAACGCCAGAGCGGTGCCCACTGTCAGGGTCCGGTTCTTGAACGCCTGTGGCGCCAACCGCAGCCACACGCGCCGTTCGTCCATCGTCAGGTCATCCGGTGCGTCAAATTCATCGATCGGCGCCGGCGATGAGGCATCTGGCGCCTTCCCAGACCGATGGCTGGCCCCTCCATCGATACTTCGGAGGTATTTCGATTTCGGCTTCCGCCCCGCGCCGACCCGATGTCCGCCGCTCCCCTTGCCGCCCATTTGGTCTAATTTCCTAGCCTTTTTACTGAATATGAATCTTTTGAAATCAGGACGTTATGTTTGAAGGCACGGAGCGGTCCGCAGCCGGCTCGCGCCCAAATTTTCTTGATGGGTATATCCCCCGTCATCGCCCGAACCCGCCGTCCTCGGCCACAGTTTTCGCTGAATGCTCATCAGCACAGAGCAGTTGGAGGTTGCGCACATCCAACCTGAGCGCGTTATCGCCTCGATGCGGCACGATGTGGTCGGTGTGCAGCCCTTTCCCGAACCTCATTCGGTGGAGCGTGTCGTCCACCAGTTGGCCTGACGCTAGGCACAGGCTCTGAGGCGCTGGCTTGGCGTCAAGGAGACGAGCACCGCAGACTGGTGGTATGCCGGCTGCGACAAGAAGGCGCCGGAAACGAGCCCGTAGCGCCTCCCATTGGCGATCGTAGCCTCGGCTTGCCGCACTGCCCCTGAATCGCTCTTGAGCACCTCGGCAGGTTGGGCACTTGCCGTGCTCGGACGTGTTCCCGCAGCCTCCCGAGCATGGCCTGAGCAGCGTGTGGGCCGCCATCACGCGGACCTGTCTCGATTCCCTGGCGGTGGAACGGGAGGCGGCGGAATCGGCCTCGGCATTGGTGGCCATCCACCACCATGCTCAGCCATGAAGCAGACCGCGCACATCGGCCCTTGCAGCGTCCAGAGCCGCTGGTGGCGACAAGTCGGGCACTCGTTTCTGAGGAACGCCAGCAGGTTGGCCCAAAAGCCTCGGGCTGGTTGGTTCTCCACAACGGAATGCTCCAGGCACGTCTGGCGCTCATTAGAACAGAGCAATACTGGGCAACCACGCACCACGCAGCGATGGACACGGACTTGCTCAGCCATCAGTTCTGCACCGTGTCCTTCACACTCAAGATCCCGCTGGCTAAACATGAGACTGAGCCGGCGTTCGTCCGCCAGAAGGCGTACCGATAGTCTCCCTGCAGCAACAACGTATCGGCGGCGGCGAATATCGTACTGACCGTCCCTGACCCGGCCACTTGAATCGTCACCGACGGCGTAATCAGCGAGGGATCCGCGTCACTATCTCGACGCTTGACCTTGAACGCGAAGGTGTAACCCGAGATGTCCACCGCGACGCCAGTTGACGACGTGAGAATTGTCCAATCGATCTCGAAGTCCTCGCCCTTCATGAGCTCGAAGTTGGGATTAGCGCGGGTGACGGACATCAGCGGTCGCCTTCCCTAGCATCAGTCACCACGACAACACAGGGCCACGCAGACTCTGCCGTGACCGAGGCCGACCAGCCGTGCGCTTCCATCACGGCACAGCTCCAGGCCTCAGCCGTCATCAGCCTAGGGGCCGCCCCGCCTGCGGTGACGACGACCAAGAGGTAGAGCACTTCACGTCGGGGTTGCCAGACCGGCGCTCGGACGTCAAGACCGCGAACCATCTCGAACGAGAAGGGCGCCGCGAGATGGATCGCGCCGTCAGTCTGTTGCAGGCCGATCCGCAGCGGGAGCCACAGCCGTGGCGACGCGGGCTGCACACCGATGTGCATCTCGTAGGCTTGGGCCACGTCGGGTGGCAGGATACTGGCGCTCCGCAGCGACGACAGCGGCAGCCAGAGGCGCGGCGCATCAGGATGTGACCCTTGCACCATCTCCACGCCGAACGGAATCACGGTTGGAGCTTGGTCGATCTGGAGACCACGCCGCA